TACTGCGAAATCTACGCCTTCGATTGATCCGCCTGCTGCGGTTCTTGATTGAAAGATTTCAACGGAGATAGCCAAAATAGCAGCTTCAGCATTGGGATTTCCGACGTAGGTCGATAATCCAGAAAGCGCAGCGTTTCCTGCTGGGATAATATTTTTCTCCAATATGTCTGCATTGGTGATTGCGACTGTGAATACATAATCCGTAATTTCGTCATCGGTTACTGTGTGAGTGCCATTGAAAGGGGCTCCGCAGCCAGTAATTACAACGGATCTGCCTTCGGTAAATTTGTGAATTGTTGCGGTCTCAAAGTAGGCAATATTATTGGTCAGCTTTACTTTGTTAATCTTGCTTTCAAAAGTAACTAGCATTGGGAGAACTAAATTCTCCGAGGCATCTACTATGTCGCCAAGATACGCATCTGAATATAGGGATGACGAAACGCCAAGAATGGTTCTCAGCTCGGCAGCCGTAACTATTGTTGGCATTTCGTCATCCTTTCAAGCGTTTGGGTGAGCGGCCAGCTCGGGAGCGGACTGGCCGTCACTTTTTTTAATTAACTACGCAACCATCCAGCGGTAAGCACCTGCGCCGACCTTTGTAGCCAATGCGCCGTAGCCGTAATAAGCCACTTCGATTTGACCATTAAGAGCGACGTTTGTCTGGAGACGGAAACGTGAAGATTCATACCAAGTGTATGAATCTGGATTGATGATGATGATGGTGTTGTCGCCAAGGCCAGAACCTGTTGTGAGGTTACGATCTACGCGGAAGTTTAATCCAAGAAGGTTTCCGGTTGCTGATCCAGCGCCCAGATTACCGCCTTGATTTATATTGCCAATCAAGTTCTGGTAAATTGGACGTCCGCTATCAGCGAGGTTCTGAATCGCGCCCCATTGCTGAGGTGATGCGATGATGTTTTGTGCGAATCCGAGAGTTCCAGCGTAGATTGAAACGCCAGCATCGGAAACGAAATCAAGAAGGCCAGCAGCATCGAGAGTGCGGTTTCCGCCGTCAGTTCCACCGGCAATTAGGCCAGTTACAACTGCGACATCGGTCGCCTTTGCGTATGCGTATTCCATTTGACGAACGAGTTCATCAAAGAACGCTGGTGAGGAACGATCAAGAAGTTCAACGGAGAAGGTCTGTCCTCCTGCATACTTCTTAACTTCTACAGAAATGAATTCGTTGGTCATTCCTGTTTCATCAATCGCAGCTTCTTCAGCTTCTTCGCCAACTGTTGGAACAGCGGTAATTTTTGGAATTTCGAAAGTCATTCCTGCATCTGGTAGAACGCCGCGAGATACGGAATCAACCGCTGGGCGATCTGCGTTGGAAAGTGGATTAATTACCTCAGTTAGCTGACGAGTTGGGACGAGACCAGCGTTGTTGCTTGTGGTGTCATCTGCTGCGCGAACATAAGCGCGAGCATCGTCATTTCCTAGAGCAGAGCGAACGCTCATTTCTAGGTATTTAGACTTGGTGAATTCAAGTCTTGGAGTTGTGTAGAAAGCAGGCTTTGGAGCTGCTGCTTCTACTTTGGCTGCTTCTACCGCTTCTTCAACGGCAGGAGCAGGAGCGGTAGTGTCGGACACTTGGTCTCCTTCGGTTGGGTTCTCTGAATCAGCGGTTGCCAAATCAGAATCTTCTTTTAGTGCTTTATTCTCGGATGCTGCTACTTCGCTAACGCGAGCAGAATCAATTGCAGGATCAGTAACTAGAGAAACTTCATCTAGGGTTGCTGAAGTAATCTGCATAACGCCCTTATTGTTTGTCCATTCATTTATTTGAGCGCCTACGCTAAATCCATCGCGTAGCCCTTCAGTTGCTTCTACTAGAGCATCTTCTCCAGCCATAGTATTGGCAATCTTAAAAGTAGCTTCAATTCCATTAGCAGTTACATTGTGAGATAGCATTTTGCCAATTGGCCGAGTTTTGTCGTGCTCAAGAAGCAACTTAACTGGCTTGATCTCAATGCTATCTGCTGCGAATACTGTTGGCCCTACTGAGGTATTTCCTTGCTCATTCCAAGTAACGATAGTCCCAGTAATCGTTCTTTTAATTGTGTCGGCAGCGGTAACTGCCATAGGCATATTAATTTTCATTAGGTATTAGATCCTCTTCTCGCTGAATCTGCTCAACGCTTATCGCGCCAATGCGGTTTAGAATTTCATAAACTTGCGCTCTCTCTAGCGCGTTACCGCGTAGGAAATCGTCAAGTGCAAAGCGCGTCATTACTGGATTAGGCACAAAGTCCGGCAACGATAGGCGTTCCTCAATTGCCTTAAGTATTGGGCGAAGTGAGAAATCAACAAGTGAGCGCCGTTCTGTAACTGCGTTTGAGTATGTCATTGAAGTCTGCTCGGCGCTCAAGAAGTATGCGGGGATACCGCAAGCTCTTGCTAATTCTAGCGCTACATACTGACGCGCTTCTGCTAGCTGCATCGACTTAGGGTCAAAGCCAAATTCCTTCAAATCTACATCCGCATTTAGAAATGCAGTTGATCTAGATTGACGCGCAGTTTTCCAAGCAGATAGCAATGACGAAATTCTTTCGGCAGTCAGATTAGTGCCATTTGATTTAAGCACCATAGTTGGAGCTGGCTCTTTAGCATAATTGACTGCTGCGTTCTCAAGATATACGGCAGCTGCAATCGTTTTACCAGCTCTATGCAGCAATCCCTCATCTGGGCCATCAAAACGAATCAGTGAGCCGACTCCTTGAAGTGGAACTGACTTCCCATCAACTTTATATCCCATAATTTCAGTATTTAAGAAATCTGTATCGACTGTAACGCGGTCTGGGCTGACGCGAGTCCAAGCTCTTACTCGACCGCCATCTGTTGAAGCATACATTTCTAAAACTTGACCATAGCCAGCACCATATAGCCATATATCTTCGGCAAGCCAGTTATAAATTACGAATCCTGCAACTCTTGGGTCTGGCTGATTAATAACGCGATGCGGATCTACATATTCGCCAGTTATGCGATTAAAAGTTGTAAGAGGTAATGAGCCAATAGTTCCGCAGATGATATTGCGAGCTCTAGCAACGGATGGAACGCTCATTGCTAATTGGCGAGTGGTATTAGTTGCACCGCCAAGAATATTATAAACTGAATCGCTAATCTGAACGGGAGTTAGCGCGGCTGCAACATCTGCAACGTTAGTAGGCTTAGCCGTCTGAACCTGTGGAAATAGGAAATCTCTTATAGCACCCATTGCTTACATTGTAAGCGAGCACACTTACACTATTTGAATATCTACGCCACTTTCAGCCATCGTTGCATAGTGTGTTGCTAAGGCTGATGCTATTGCTCCGCAAATTGTCGTATTGCTGACTTTGCGACCCATTACCCAGCCGCCGTCTCCGAAAGGTAGTTTAACGGCGGATAGGCATTGTTTGGTCAGCTCTTCCTGTCCCGAGTGAGCTAACCGCTGCGAGGATATTGCTCCCAACAATTCATCGCAGCTTTGGGCATAATCAAGGCCATCTATCGGTTCAACCCTAATACCAGCAGGCGCTAATCTAGCCGCAACCGCTGACGCAGTTCTAGCTGAATAGGCAACTAGCTGGACTGGGTATTTTCTAAACCATTCGGCAACATCATTAGCCATTGCTTTGTCATCAAGATTGGCTGGGTTATGCCAAGTCTGCAACAGTATTACTTGAAACTTATCGCCTAGCAGTCTTTGGCTAGCAACTAGCGCAGCTTGTTTTCTGTCAGGACTTAGATCAATAGCCAACCAAGTATCAGCTTCAGGGTTGAGTCGCAAACCCTCAACTTTGCAATTTTCCCATTGGCTTGGATTAATTACTGGGTTAATGGTATCGACCCATTGGCATAGGACTTCTGTGCGCACAATATCCTCGGGGTCTGATAAGACTGCTCGAATATTATCTGGATGAACTGTTAGGCCAAGGGATGGATTGGCTTGGCAGACACCTAGCCAAAAGGTTGGGGAGTTATCAAATTTAATGCCGGTCGGAGCAGACCATTCAAACCAACCAATATCGTCATTGCCGCCAAAGATAGCGGCCATTGCTCTTTCCCTAAGCTTATTTAGAACGATACTGTGTTGATCTCCAGCATTTGAATAAATCCATATTTGAGGATTGGCTGAGGCCATTTGAGTATATCTAAGAGCAGACCAGACATCTTCATCCTTATATTCTCTTGCTTCGTCTAGGTGTATCGTCTCTGGAGCTGCAATGCCTCGACCAGCAGAATTATTGGCCCTAACGATATATCGGCGGCCTTCGGTGAATTGTAGTTCTTGGAATCCTTTACTTTCTAGCTTTTTAGTACATTGAGCAGCAAGTTTGGGGTTCTGTTGAATAATTCCATAGATCTTATAAAACAATTCTGCTGAAGTAGTCAGCTTATGAGCCGTATGGACTTGCAATTTTTCTTTCAATACATAGATTCTAAATAAGATTTGAAGCGCCATAAAGGTAGATTTACCCTGTTGCCGAGCGCAGAGCAACACTAAGACTGGGTGTTGCCAACGGCCGTCAGGTTTGTATTTAAGCGAGTGATGGGCCAGCCATTGCTGCCAAGGCATCAATTCAAAGCCGATTTCCTCGCAAAATTTAATCATTTGCTCGCCATAAGAAGGCAAATCATTCAATTTAGTGTGGATTCGCGGTTCTGGCACACCTCGGTAAGCCGATTCGTCCCGAAGGCGGACAATCTCTCCCAATTCCGCCATTGCGATTTCTTTCATTCCAGATAATGCCTAGCCGAGCCATTTTCAGGGAAAATCTTCCCAATGGGGGTCGTGGGTCTGCTTGCGCGCTCAAAAAAGGTAGGGGTCATACGATCGCGCTTAGAACTATTGCATTGAAAGCAGCAAGCCACCATATTAGAAGCTTCATCAGTTCCACCCTTGCTGATAGGTATCAAGTGATCAACTGTGTTGGCTTCTAGGCCGCAATAATGGCAGGTATTGTAATCGCGTTGCAACACTTGCAATCTAGTCTTTTGATAATAGGTTGAGTTATATCTTCTACTCAATGCCAACCCCGAGTCTCAAGGTGATTAAGGGCATCGCAAGCATCTTTATAGCGGTGTCTTATGTATTTGATATGCTCATCTATTTGACGCTTAGGGCTAAGGTCTCTATACCAAGTCGAACGCATTTGACCAAGGCCATAGTGAGATCCATTGCGAGCGTTAGGATTCCATCTACTCTCTTTATGTATTAGCCAGTTATAACATTGAAACTCTGACCAATCCATTTTATTGTAAGCATAAAGCTTGAGATTCATATCTGCTTTTGATGATTCAATAGATAGCAGCTGAAAGGCCAGTAGCATCAGCGAAAGGCAATAGGCTGGCCTCACCTTC